CCGGCACAATCACATATACCCAGACGTGCACCTGGATTACAGCCGCGCAGTTAGAAACCTATTTAGGCGTAGATATAGCCGACCCGTCAGACGATATGACGCTGCTAACGCAGGCAACATCAGCCAGTAATTTATTTTGTTATCGTCGCAGGCAAGAGTCAGGTTATGCAGATTCTTTAACTACTTCACCTGGCGGCGACGTCACGATGGGCACGCTTATGTATGGCGCGGCCTTGTGGCGTAGTCGAGGCAGCACCCAAGACACGTTTGCAACCTTTGACGGCATGGGGCAGGCAAACGTTAACGCGATGACGCCAGTTATTAAGCAGCTGCTAGGCATTGACCGCCCGCAGGTTGCCTAATGGCTTACACAGACCTGTTTAACGAGGCAATAGACGACATAACGGCCACACTCACAGCTGTAACAGGCTTGCGCGTTATAAATGACGCAACCAAAATTGTGCCTAACTGTGTGTTTCTTGACGCGCCTAGCTTTGAGACCATCGCTGGCGGCGGCAACATTGTGCGCATGACATTTCAAGTCAAGGTTATTGGCACAGGCCCAGCAGGCCTGCCGGTACTACAGAAACTGTTAAGCATTGCCGCCCTAGTGCTGGCAAGCCCAATAATTGTTATGTCTGGCCAGCCAGGGGCAGTCGAGATAGGCGGGGCTACCTATCCTGCCTACATTTTGCAAATGGCTTTACAAGCACAGACAGCATAAAAGTGTTACTCTTTACCCATAGCGCAGTGTTCTTTTAGGAGACAAAATGGCAACTACAACGTATCTCACAAACCCGACAGTAAACCTGGCGCCTACGACTGGCGGCACAGCTGTTGATTTAACTGACCAATGCCGCAGCGCGACAATCACGCTAGGCGTGGACAGTTTAGAGTCAACTGCTTTTGGCGATACAGGGCACCGTTTTGTGCCAGGCCTGCAGACCGTAGAAGTAGAGCTAGAAATGTTTTTGTCTTACGGCACTGGCGAAGTCGAGGCAACCTTGTTTGCAAACTTAGGCACTGGCACAACACAGCTTGTCATTAGTCCGTCTGGAACCTCAGAAACCGCCAGCAACCCTGAGTACACAATAATTAACATGCAGCTTGTGAACTTTACGCCTATCGCTGGCACTGTAGGCGAACTCAGCATGGTGACCGCCTCATTTGTCGGCGGAACCTACGCGCGCGACATCACACCATAACTAACCCGACGCAAGGCGGCAGACATGCAAATAACACTAAAACTAGACACAGGCGACGGCCCGTACGAGGTAACAACAAACCTTTGGGTAGCTGTGCAATGGGAACGTAAATATAAGCGCAAAATGAGCGACCTAGCCAACGGCATCGGCGCAGAAGATTTGGCTTATCTTGCATTTGAGGCCAGCAAACTACACGGCATTATGGTGCCCGTTGTCTTTGACGATTTTATTAAAAAACTTGTTGCAATGCCTGAAGTTGTAGAGCAGGAAGACGCAAACCCTACACAAGCGGCCACAGACTAGCCCTTTGTCATTTACTGATAGAGACAGGTTTCTGGCCGCCAAACATAGAGTTTCTAACGTCTGACCTAAACACTTGCATTAGTATTATTAACAAAGCAAGGCGCAAAGCATGACAGCAACAGTTGACACACAACTTGTAGGCATTCGAGAGGCTGTAGCTGCGCTGAACAAAATTGAGCCTGGCCTACGCAAGCAATTTACGGCAGAGTTGAATCAGATAGCCCAGCCAGCAATACAAGCTACACAAGCGCGCTACAGCTCTTTGGGCGTGCCTTTGTCTGGCATGGCTAAAACCTGGACTAACAATGGCCGTAAACTGTTCCCATACGACCCTGCAAAGGCGTCTAAGGGCGTCAAAGTCAAATTAGACACAAGGCGCAATAGCAACGGCGTAATTGTCATACAGCAGACCGACGCGGCTACTGGCATATTTGAGACAGCGGGCCGACGCACTAGCAACAACCTGGCAAGCAATTTGGGCAACACGCCGGCGCAAGGCCGCACCCGCATTTTTGGCCCTGCCGTCTACAGCCAAATACGCGCCATTACAATTGAGATAGAGCGCGCAGCGTTGCGCGTCATTAACCGTGTCAATAAGGATTTGCGATGATTTCAATACCCATTGTCAGCCAGTTTGACAGCAAAGGTATAAAGAGCGCTATTCGCGAGTTTAAGCAGCTGGAGACCGTAGGGCAGAAAGCCCAATTTGCTATAAAAAAGGCTGCTGTACCCGCCGCAGCAGCACTAGGCGCTGTGACTGCCATTATTGGCGACAGCGTAAAAGCAGCAATAGAAGACGAAGCTGCACAAGCTAGCCTTGCTCGACAAATTAAAGCAAGCTCTAAAGCAACCGATGCACAAGTTGCGTCTGTTGAGGCGTTTATTTCTAGCCTGGCTAAAAGCGCGGCAATATCAGACGATGAGGCGCGCCCAGCGTTTCAGAAGTTAATCGTTGCTACTAAAGACGTTACAAAAGCCACAGACTTAATGAACCTAGCAACCGATGTTGCAGCTGCAACCGGCAAGCCTTTAGTTGACGTCACAGACGCGCTAGCTAAAGCCTACGCAGGCAACATGAAAGGTCTAAACAGCCTGAGCCCAGAGATTAAGGGCATGATTAAAGACGGCGCCAGCCTTGCTGAAGTGCAGGCCGTGTTAACTAAAAACTTTGGTGGTGCAGGTGAAGCGGCAGCAAACACAGCTGCGGGCGGCATGAAAAAATTAGGCATTGCTTTTGGAGAAACCAAAGAGTCAATAGGGCAAGCTTTTTTGCCTATCATGGAAAAACTGCTTCCTGTCGTACAGCGATTTGCTGATTGGGCCGAAAAAAACCCAGAGCTACTGGCAGCGGTCATTGCCGGCATGGGCATTTTGGCTGTGTCAATTCTCGCTGTAAACGCAGCAATGCTGTTAAACCCTGCTGTAGCTATTACTGCCGGCATTCTTGCGTTAGGCGCGGCCATTGTTGTTGCCTACAAAAAATTTGAGGGGTTTAGAACAGTTGTGCGCGTTGTTGTAAACGCTATTGCTGGCTATATCGAGGGCATGGTTAACGGTTTTATTAAAGCAATTAACCTAGTCATTTACGGCATTAACCTTGTAAAGCCAGGCAAAGACATTGACCCATTAGGAGAAATAAAACTAGGCCGCATTGCTGCACCAATGGCAGTTGAAGAAGCAAACTTAGGGCTTAACGGCAGCGCAAACATTGCAGAACGCAACAACAACATAACAATGAACGTCTACGGCGGCGACCCAAACGCAGTAGTAGCAGCGTTACGCACCTATATGCGACAAAACGGCAGTGTGCCAATAAGGGTAAGTGACATTTTCTAATGGCTGTGCAAACCTATGTTGCGGCGTACTCAACAGACGACGTGACATACACTTCTTTAACAAACCTGCAAAACATCGGCATTAATTTTGGCCGTCAATCACAACTAGACCAAATACGAGCTACCACAGCCACTTTTTCTTTGCGTTACCCAAACGGCTACGCCACACCTATTACAGAGCTAGTTGCCGGCACTTTTGTGCGTTTCCGCAACGAAACAGGCAGCCCTTACGTTATTTTTTTTGGCAAAATAACTAATGTCAGTGTGCGCTATGGCATGCCTTTTGTAAACAATGTAGGCAACGCAGATTTTGTTGACATTACCTGTGAAGGACAATTTGCCGACATTGGCCGTATGCAAGGCGAAAACTACGTTATGGCAGCTGACGATATTATTGACCAAATAAACAACGCAAACAATGAGACTGGTTTGCTGTGCGGCTTTTTGCCTGTATCGGCCACAACACAAATGGGTAGCACCACTGTCAGCGGCACTTGGGGCGACTGGTTTGCTAAAACAGCGCTAACACTTAACGCTCGACTGCGTGACGGCGGCTCAACTGCCGGCTCAACTATGGTCTCGCCGTTTCAAAGCACTGTGTCAAGCGTGAATTTTTCAGACGTAGCAAACGACGCTACTAATCAGGTTTACCAGACAATAGATTTTGGCAGCCTGGCCGACAACTTTTACACACAAATAACAGTTGACCCCGAAAACTTTGCGGCGCAAACAGTAACAAAAGTTGGGGCCACAGCGCCGTTGCGCACATACCAGGTAAACACTTTTAACGCGTCAACGGCACAAGCAACCGATTATGCAAACTATTTGTTAAACAATTACGACACCGCCAATTTTGCTATTCAGTCATTTAGTTGTGCAGCGGCTGCGCAGTCGTCGTTTCAATTAGACAAAATTGGGGCAAGTAACTATTTACCTAATGCTGTGGGTACACAAGTAAGCGTGACGTTTCGAGGCACCACGTTTGTTTGCATTATTGAGGGCGTCACAATGTCTGCAACACCAAACGAAGCAATATTTACTTATTACGTTTCAGGCGCAGACCTAAACGCCTACCTGATTCTTGACAATGCTACTTTTGGCAAACTAGACGAAAACAAATTGGGGTATTAAATGGCAACACCAACAAACTTACCGGCAGCGCAAACGACGGGCAACGTCTTAACAAGCGCATATGTTAACGATTTGCGCGGCGCGTTTCGCGTTTTGCAAGTCGTCATGGGCACGTACGCAACAACTACAAGCTCGACAAGTGCCACTTATGCAGACTCAGGGCTTACAGCGAACATTACGCCACAAGCAAACACAAACAAAGTGCTGGTTTTGGTTAACCAATCTTGCTACACCGACGCAACAGGGCAAGACTTAAACATGCGTCTTGTGCGCGGCTCAACAGTATTGCAAACACAATCTGCAACCCTAAACATAGGGACAGGCACCTATTCTGTGCATTATCTAGACGCGCCAGCAAGCACCTCAGCTCTTACTTACAAAGTGCAATTTGCGCGCGGCTCAGGCAGCGGCACCGTGTACGTAAACATTAACAGCAACCCAGCAAACATTATTCTCTGTGAGATTTCAGCATGACCCATTTAGAAATAGTCGCATTATTGCGAGACAAAGGCTTTACCGACGGCTGGGCGTTATCTGGCGACGTTCTTATTTTGTGGGAACACGACGCAAACCCGCCAGCACCATTGAAACGACCAGAGGCAAACGATGATTTGGCGGGCTAGTTTTGTGGCGTTTTTGCTGGCGTCGATTCTTGTTGCGTGCGGAGACCGTGAGCGAGTCAACTGCCCGCGCACCAAAAACAAGGCTTTGCGCGCAGCCACAACAGTTACTGTTGACACCGCTAGTCTTGGCAGCTCTCGAATACTGGCCGACAAATGCCCTTAAAATTTCCGCCACCGCGCAGACCTGACCGCATGACTAGCGAGCAAATAAAAGCCCGCCTAATTTTTGTGGTGGCCTGCGCCTTATCTTTCACTTTTGTTGTAGCAACCATGTCGCTAATTTACGGTCTGCTTTTTGTGACGCAGCCGCTTGACGTTAGCGACAACGACAAAAGCGCCTGGGCGACCCTGCAACCATTGTTGCTGTTTCTGACTGGCAGCCTTGCTGGCCTACTTAGCGCAAACGGATTAAAAGACAAACCGAAAGACAAAACAGATGAATGACGCAGACAAAAAAGGCTTAATTAAAATAGTGCGCCAGGCCTCAGCAAACCTGTTGCACCGCATTGCCGACATTATTAACAAACCATGATTTACACAGGCACAACCGATGGTGCAGCTGCAGGCAAACGCGCCGGCACAGAAAAGTTTGTCGACATTATTAAGAAAAAAGGCTTTACCAACTTAGGCACCTGGGCCGTAAGAAACATGCGCGGCTCAGACCGTTTATCTGTGCACGCGACGGCCAGAGCGGCGGACATTGGTTACAAAGACAAAGCCACAGCTGCACTCTGGGCAAACTGGCTGGTAGCAAACTACGAAACATTGGGCATTGAAGAGCTGCACGATTACGCCGGCACCACTAAAAAAGGTTGCGAGAAATGGGGCCGCGGCTGGCGCTGTAATCGTGACGGCAAACCAGGCTGGAAAGACTGGATC